CAAGATTGTGGTTAGAAACGTCATTGTTGAGTTTAGTAATCTCCTTACTTAATTGAATAAACTTGGACTGCCTTTCGTCTTCTTTTTGAAGAGCTTTCTGCATATCCTTGAGACCATCGGTCAGTTCTAAAATAGTATTATGGTGATCCCCCACCTTATTTAACCTAAAACCATCCTCAATAGTTTGAGTACATGTAGGGCATACCGAATTATTTTCAAAAAATTCTACCAATTCTGTTTCGGTAGATACTTTTTCCTCTAACTTTACTCTGAGATTTTCCAACTTCCTAATTTTATTAGTAGCATTGGATACTTCATCAAGTTTTGGTTGATATTCGTTTATCAGGGTTTGCTGAATTTGTCCAATAAGCACTCTCTTTTCATCAATTAGTTCACCCAATATCTTAATTCTATCAGACTTTTCTTCAATCTCTAACGCAGTATTAGTCTCAAGAGTCTTAATAAATCTCTCCTGCATTTCTATTTTTTCAAAAGTAGATTCTCTCTTGACTTCAATATCCTTCTGCTTGTCCCTGAGGAGTTTTAATTTCTCTTTTAGAAGGGTATTCATAGAAGAGAACACTTTGATGTCTAGGAGGTCCTCTACAATCTCTCTACGGTGTGCTGTAGATAATTGCATGAATGGAACAAAAGATGCACTACCCAGGATAACAATCTGAGTAAAAGACTTATAGTTTAATTTTAGTACATTCTTTTCCAACCAATTCTGCTGGTCTGCAGCAGATGCAAGTTGGTCCATCACTACACCATTCTTGTATATTTCAAATATTGCTGGTTTTATACCTCTTCGTATCTTCCACTGATATCCTGCTGCTTCAAATTCAATCTCTACAAGAGAGTCTTTTTCATTGGTTGAGTTTACTAATTGCCCTTTAGTAATCTTACGAAATGCTTTATTAAACAAGACAAAACAAAGAGCATCCAGAAGAGTGGATTTACCACTTCCGTTTGCTCCCATAATTAATGTTGTTGTTTGGTCAGTAAAATTTAATTCCGTAAAATTATTTCCTGTTGACAGGAAATTACGAAACCGAATTTTCTGGAATGTTATCATCGTTTCTTGGTGGTATCACAAAGTCATTTGTTGTAATTATAGCATACTTATAGTCATACATGTCGCAAGTTTTTACTGCTACTTCTGGGTCAACTTCTACTATACCCATCTCTGGATAGTCTTCTGCTGCTAAAAGTCCACTATAACGGATTGCATCATCTTCTTCCTCAAAGAAGAAAACTACTTGTTCACCATCTTCATTAGGGACAGCATATGCTCCGTCATCACTATCATCTTTAAGTGCTAGTATAAACATGATGGTACAAGCAACCTTGACTATATTTATTAGAAATAATTGATAGAAAGAACATATCTTGATTGCTCATCAGTACAAGTTGTGCTGTGATGTGGGGTAGAACCATCAAATATAACAAGTCTATTTTCAACAGATTCAACCTTCACATCATTCTCAAATCCAGTATAACCATTACAAGTATTTAAATAAAGTAAAGCAGCTTTATGACTATAATCATAATCTGTGTGAAGTCCATGCTTTACAAATTTTCCTACATTTGTATAGAGAAGTATTCTTGCTCTAATTAAACAATTGCATTTAAGTTGGTCAACAATACCATCAATTATACTAAATTCATTAGATACTGGTTTATTTCCTTCATATAACCTATGAATAAAATAGTAGTTACTATTATTCATATGTTTGTCTGATGCAGTTACTTTTGGGCAATAAGCCCATTGCTGGAAGTAAGGACTCATTATGAAATCGCAAATTCCATTAAAGTAATCTTTGTTTAGGAAATTATCACAAATTTCCATTACTCAATTTCCATTGCTTCTAAGTATACATCTTTTATAATCTTCTTAGCAATTGATTTGTCCAAATCAAATTCAGATTCTTCAATATAAGAGTTTAATGTTGTCAGAGTATCCTCCACATCTGACTCTTGATATTGGTAGTTAGTATCATCAATATCAAGAATCTCAGATATTTTTACGTCTAATGGTTTCATAGACATAATATTATCTAGAAACTTGTCGTAATTTTTTTGATTTTTTTTACTCTTTACAATAAGTTTAACAAACTTATCCTCGATGTCAAACTCAGTTGATTGAGTATAATCATCATAGTAAATTTTTTCAAAGATGGTATAAGGATTTTCAATATGTTCTAACTGTAAGGTTTCAGTATCAAATACATTGAATCCTCTAACATCATTCCAATCATTCCAAAACATTTGATAAGGATTTCCAAGATAAAAAATCTTGCCATCATTACTACGAGTGTGATAATGACCAGAGAATACTCTAGTAAACTTAGAGAATATTCCTTTGTCCATACCATGTGGTTGGTCTTGTCCTGGAAAAACTGGGAATCCACTAAGTTCTAAATGCCCACAAACAAACTTTAGTCTACTTTTTTCCAGTAGTTCAAAAGTTTCTTCCTGATTAGAAGCATTAATCCATGGAAGCATTACAAACTCAGCATCACCTACTTGAATTTCTTTAGGTGATGTAATCTTTATGACATTAAAGTATTCATTTAAAAGAATATCAATTGAATTAACAGAATTTGTATTCTTATAATAAGTATCATGATTACCACAGATACTATAAACTGATACTCCTAATTCAAGGAACTTATCATATACATGCTTCTTTGCCCAATCAAGAGCCCAATAATCCACACCTTTACGATTGTCAAAGGCATCACCAAGATGAATACAATTAGTAATCTTGTTTCTTTCTAAGTATGGAAAGAAAATATCCTCATAAAATTTCTCAAAATACTCATGAAAATTTTTATTTGCTTTTTTAAAATTATAATGAGTATCAGTAATTAAAGCAATCTTCATTGATAAAGTTTAATCTGGATGTTGTCCTTAATAGTATTATAGTCAGAAGAATTGTAGTGGTCACCATCTACGGAGAATACTTCGTCGTAACCAGACTTTTCAATAATTTTTTCTTTAATTTCCATCTGCTTTTTCTCTTTGTGGATTCTTCTCAAGAATGCGTAGTAAACAATCTGAGTGAAATAAGCAAATGGATTAGTTCTATCTGTATTAAAGTTATTAATATAGTGAACACAGTTTTCTACACCGTCACTAATCATGTCCTCACGGAACATATAATTTACAAAGTTAGGACGATAAGATAGATGCGTAGCAATTTTTAAGAAACAATCTCCTAGGTAATTTGAAATCCTAGGTGGTTCCAATCCTTTTTCTTTCGCACTTTCGACTTTCTTCTTGTGCTCAAGGAGGGCAAGATGGAAATCTTTGTTATTTACATAGTGAGGATTTTTACGTTCTCTGACCATTAATTATGTTTGATTTCTGTTAAGAGTATACATCCTTTATCGTTAGTTGACAAGGCTGCTTGTTAATGTGTATAATGAGTCTGTGGACGTTCAAGGTTAATAATAGCTATATTTATTTAAGACTCTTTGGTGTCTTTTTCACCAGATTCATTAAAGATTTTTTCTAGTGATACTCTTGCTTCAGTTATAGATTTCAAATATCCCATGCTCTCTGATGGTTTGTTAGAGACGTTGGGTTTTTTATGTTTCTTTTTAAGGTACTTAGCGTACATAAAGAGCATATCTTCGTCTGTTACTTCAGACATTGTAATGACTCTATCCATGTCCATTACGAACATTGAATCATCAGTATATTTAATCCAAGGATTTATTTTGAGTCCCGAGACTCCCATCTGTCTCATATTGAAAGTTTCAATTGTGACTGGATTATCTAATAGAAGAATTGTTCTATCTTCCTCTTCGCAAGGACAGACCTTAGAAAATATTTCTTCTCCTGATATTAATTTAATAACTGCGTAAAACTCTTCTTCCATTTTTTATCCTCTGAAATTAATTTGCAATACTTCATAATTGAAATTCTCTTCGTTATAAATTTTGATTCTCTCAATTAAATGATTGAGTGTGTAGTTTTTTCTAGACTTAAACGTGATATCATCAGCAATATCGTAAAGAACTGCTTGAGACTTATTATCACCCTTTCTAAGTACCCTACCGATAGACTGCAGGTTGCGGACTCTAGACTTAGATGGTGATGCAAAAATTACATTATGTAGATTTTTAATATTAATACCTGTTGAAAAAGTTCCATAAGAGGCAACAATAATTGCATTGTTCTCTTGCTCAGTAATCTCTCTTACCTTTTCTCTTTCTTGGGCAGGGACTCCTCCATAGACAAAGAATACTTGCCGTCCCTCTTCTACAGAGTTATTTATCAAGTTGTAAATTGGTTCTCCATGTGTTTCCACTCTATTAAAGAGAACAAGACTATTTCCCTTTAAGTCAACAGTAAGATTTTTAATGAATTTGTTTCTCTTATCGTTTCCAATAATGTATTGAATCTCTTCTTCATACTCACCAAATTGGTGCTCATCATGCTTAAGAAGAAGAACTTTAATCTGTAATTTAGAAAGGTGTCCCTTTTCAATCAAGTCTTTTGTTTGAGTTACTTTGTAAGATGGACCAAATAACCCTTCAAGAACCCACTTATGAGTTTGTGAACCATCAAGTGTACCAGTAAAACCAAATCTATATTTTGCATTATCCATCTTAGTCATAATGCTAACTAAAGATTTTGACTTGAATAGATGTGCTTCATCACCAATAACTACATCATATGGTTCAAACCAAGACCTTGGAAGTTTATAAATGGATTGCCAAGTTGTAATTGTTACGTTCTTACTAGAAACTTTATCTCTTCCAGAATAAATTTTGTGACAATTACTTTCAGAATCCCAACCATAATCTTCAAAATCTTTGAACATTTGTTCAACAAGAGAAGTAGTTGGAACAACCAATAAAATTTTTCTACCAGTCTCTGCAAAATATCTAACTACAGAATAAATCATTAAAGATTTACCTGAACCAGTAGGAGATACGATTAACTTTCTGTTATATCTAAGAGCATCATATACTGCATCAATTTGATAATCTCTTGGTTGGTAACTTGTGAGTTTCCGCATGTACTCTTTTACACCCTCATAAGAGATGTGTTGATTCTCTTCAAAGGGTGTTCCGTAGAACTTATTATCTACAAACTCTACACCAAACCCAGACTTCTTTGCCCAAGAGCAAATCTTATCCAATAATCCGACATAAATTTCACCATTATGTGGTGAGAATAACCTAATTTTTCCATCCCAATATTTACTACGATATTGAGGCATGAACTTTGCACCAGGAACTTCAAAAGTGAAATAATCACATAGTTCCTGCTTTATAAAAGGTTCTGCTTCTATCGTTAAATATACTTCGTTTTTCTTTCTGATTTTTAAGTTAGTCATAACCAGCAGTGAATCTCATGAATTCGATCGCATTTTTAATCTGGTAAGTTCTATTTAAGATTGTTTTAAGAATACTATCTATAAAACTCAACATCGTTTGATAATATTCAATTTTTGATACTAGACGCATAATCTCTTCATCTGCATCCATGTACTTGTCAATATCTGGTTTTAATACCTTATGGTCAAAAGGATTTTCTTTGTATACGTCGGGTTCTGCTTTCCCCGTGTAATACAACCATTTTTTCTTCTTTAAAATTTTGTACTTGTTCTCCTCCATCTTTTTCAAGAGGACAATATTGTTGTAGATATTGTAGTACTTGGAGTGTAAAGATGGAATTTTAATAGACTCATTATGTAAGTTGTCTGGATCGAGTTTTGAATCCTCTGCCCAAGACGACTGTATTTCATCAAGGTTCATACCAATCAGTATTTTGTAATAGTATAGTGAGTGT